CCCTAATGTGTCTGAGCTTAATGCGCCCTTTCCGACTGCTACATTTCTTACAGCAGAAGTAATAGCATCGCCAGCTAGACCACCGATGAGAGTGTTGTTTACGCCCGTGGTGACTGACAGACCTGCACTGTTGCCAACTGCCACGTTGTACATATCTGTTGCAGTCGCTGGAGCTTGTGCTTGTAACGCATTGTGACCTATTGCAACGCTAGTTCCTCCATTTACATCACTATCTAAAGCATGACTTCCTATTGCGATGTTTTGGTTTTTAATATTTACAAGTAATGCATCTTTGCCGATTGCTACATTGTCATCTCCTGCGTTTGCGCTTAACGCTTGATGCCCAATAGCTACGTTGTCGCTGCCATCATCTGTAGCGTCACCTGACGCATATCCGACAAAAGTATTGTTATCGCCAGTAGTCAAAGCCGTACCTGCTTCATCGCCCACGACCACGTTGAAGTTGCCGCCAGAGGCTATGGAGTTACCTGCATTGACACCAATACGGGTGTTAGAAGTTCCTGCTGATGCAGTAATTATGTCTGCGCCGTCTGCAAAGGTTACGTCTGCTGCGAAGTTTGCTGCGCCGTCAACGTCTATAACGTCTAGGTTGGATGTGCCGTCTACGTCAATATTGCCAGAGATGTCTAGAGTAGCTGCGTCAAGCTCTCCAGTAATAGTTAAGTTTCTTATGCCTGTGTAGTCTTTATTAGAATCAAGTATAACAGCCTTAGAAGCTACTGCTGTACCTACTGCGGTACTACCAATGTCTAGTGCATTTAGTTCACCTACAACGGCTGTAATGCCGTCTAAGGCGTTTAACTCAGCAGTAGTACTGGTTACACCATCTAGGATGTTTAACTCTGCTGCGGTACTTGTAACGCCATCTAAGATGTTAAGCTCCGCAGTAGTGCTTGTTACACCATCAAGTATATTTAGTTCTGCTGCTGTAGATGTTACGCCGTCAAGTATATTAAGCTCTGCTGCTGTAGATGTTACGGCTGTACTGCCAATAGAAAGTGCATCTGTTTCTAAAGTACCATCTATATCTACGTTACCTGAGATGTCTAAAGAAGCAGCAATGATTTCACCACTAGCATTTATAGCACCATCAATATCAATAGTAGTAGCAGCTATTTGTATTTCTGTATCTGCAACAATGTCTAGTTGACCATCAGCACTAGAGTTAATATAGATTGCTGAGTCACGGAACTGTACTTTATCTGTAGTAGTAAGCTCTACGTTTGTACCGCTAGAAGTATTACTAAGTGCTAAGATCTCTCCAAAGGTATCTACAGTATCTTGTTGTGCATCTACATAGGCTTTAATAGACTGTTGAGTTGCTAAGGCTGTAGCACTATCAGAAGCCATGTTATCTTCATCTAGTATGTTTGTTACAGTTACAGACCCTGTGCCTGACAAGCCGTCAAACTCTATATTACCGTCTACATCTACGTTACCTGAAACTGCTAAGTTACCTACTACGTCTACAAGTGTTGCAGTTAATTCAATCTCATCAGTAGCTGCAATATCTAAAACAGTAGCTGAAGGAGCATTGATGTACTGAGAAGTATCATTGAAGAACAAACCTCTTGCATCATTTAACAATAAACCTGCATCAGCTAAATGTGTTAAGGTTACATCTTGATCATCACCAAAAGCAATAAGAGCACCGTCAGCTAAAAATAAATCACTAAACTCTAATGATGTTGTACCTAAAGAAGCACCATCAGAAGCATCAGGAACAAAAGCTGTAGTAGCTGTTATTGTAGTACCTTGTATTGTACTAGAACTTACAATAGTTCCACCTACAGTTACGTTGCCTGTAGTAGTTACTGTGTCAATAAAAGAATCTTTGAAGTATAAACTAGAAGTACCTAGATCTACGTCTGAGTCTGTAACAGGAGCAATTACACCGTCTGTAAAGGTTACTTGTGACGTACCACCAGCAGTAAATGCTAGAGTATCTGCTGCGCTAAAGAATAAGCCAGCATTAGTATCACCTGTGTTTGTTAGAGAAGGAGCACTAGCAGAACCATCTGCAAGGCTTACAATGCCTCCTACAGTTACATTGCCTGTAGTAAGAATAGAATCAATATAAGCATCTTTAAAATATATAGAAGATGTACCTAAGTCCAAATCACTATCAGCGTTAGGAACTAAAGCACCGTCTTGAAGAACCATTTGTTTAGCAGCAGCACTAGAAACTTCTACATAGAACTCCCAAGTATTGCCAGAAACTACAATCTTATTAAGAAAGTCTATATCACCAATCTTAGGAATGTTACCACCTTGTCCAGCAGTACCATCGTGTTTGTGACCAGTAGAGCTATCACTGGATGCAGAGTATGCAAAAGCATTTACAACTTGGTTAAATTCATTGTTAAACAACGCTGATGTAATAGTGTCGCCGTCTGCGAAAGAACTCTGTCTAGTATAATTCTGAGCCATTTATTATCTCCTGCCTGCTGGCATATAATCTATGTAAATACCATTGACAGCATAAGCTGATTTTTGGTCATCACTTGAAATTCTAAAGCTACAACTGTTTCCAGAACCTTCAAGAGTAATACGCTCCATAGGATCTGTAGTTGCACCAAATGTAATTGAACCAAATACAGCAGTACCAAAAATAGCTGGTAGTGCAATAGTAGAAACTGCAAAAGGTTCTGGTTGGGGTATTAAAGGATCTTCATAATCATATCTAACTCTAAAGCTTGGAAGTACCTCACCTTCAGGACTAAAAGAAACTCTTGCATATTTAAGAGTCTTACGTGTACCAACATCACCAAAGTCAAAGTCTGGTGTTTGATATACAGCCGCTATGTTTGTAGCTGCTCCTCCATTATAAAAAGAATTACCATCTAAATGATTATAAATAGAACCATCCTTGTCTCCATGATATACTTTTTCTACACCGTCTTTATCTAAATCAGATACAAATCCTAAAGCCTGTATGCCTAGAGTTTCTGACCAAGCATATCCTTGAGATGTTAATGTACCTATAATGCCTTTAGCTGTAGAAGGACTTTCACCTACCTTACTATAAAATAATCTGTACTGTGATTTACTTCTTAATACACCACTGCTAACTATAAATTCTGAGTCAGCAGCTATTTGAGATATTACTTTTTGAATTTGCCTACTTACAGAGCTTAATTCTACGTCACCAATACGTGCTGTACCTGCAATAGTACGAACACCATCAGGTGCTAAAAATAAAATATCACCACCTATTTCTTGTATGCTTCCACCATCTACGCAACCTACGTTAGTTGTAATAGGTACAATTGCAACAGTACTAGAATTATTTATATTTATAAGTTTGTGAATACTATTCTTGCAGAATATAATTAAGTCACTACGGAAACTTGCTAGTCCTACTACAGAATCTGAAAGTACAATACTTCCTGCCCCACCACCACTAAAACTATCAATATCATTTGTACCACTGTAATACACAGTATTCTTAGCCGTAGATGCACCAGCAGCTACAAAGTGTTTATCGTGTACTACAGCAAAAGCTGGGCCTACTGTACTGTCTACTGTGATTTCTTTTGCAAAAAAAGTTCTGTCAGTTAATGCGCCTGTCCCTGTCATTTGAAACAAGAAAGGTTCATTTACTCCATCACATATTATTAGTTCACCATAATCAGAAGTACCTTCATAAAGTGCAAAAGTACATCTTCCTTGAGAAGCTCTTGCTACTACTGAACGTCCTGTAAAAGCTGTATAGTTATCTCCACTACTAGCTACACTGCCCTTATTAAGCTGTAACCAAGTTTCTTCACCATTTTGACTAAAGAATATACCTGTGCCTGAACAAACAACAACGCCATCAGCATATACAGCCATGCCAAGAACAGCATTACCGCTATTAGGTTTAGTATCTCCAAAGGGTGAAAAGCCGTCTAAGCGTCTGTAGCCACCATCAGGGTCTACTTCAAAGTTTCTGAGGCGTGTAGCAAAACCCGGCTGAGCAAGCATTTCTAGCTGGTTTAAGTTGACGTTTAAGCCACCTTTGCAAGAGTATCCCCAAGGTTGAGACATTAAACAAACCTCACACGGTCATCTTTAAAGTACGAGGGTTGAGCACTCATCAAACGCAGCTTCATTAGTTTAAGACCACGCTTATAATCTTCTAAAGCAAATGCTGCTGCTTGAGGGTTTTCTTTAAACTGGTGCATGTAGTATCTAGCCCTTGCAATAAGTACAACTCTATATACATCAGGAAAAACTATAGCATCTCCAAAAGCATCAAGTTCAGCAGGTAAGTCATAAGCAAAATACCAAACTTTGTAAGTCTTGTCAGGTATAGGGCTTAAACCAAAGTTACGTCCATCAGGACTTTTAATTACTCTACGAGGAACTCCGTACTGTTGTCCATCTGCATCATCGCTGTTTTCCATAGTACGATGATAGTCCTTCCATTCTTCTGTTGTAGTAAATCTAAGATTGCGAGATTCATAAGGAGGAGACTCGCCACTTACTCCTACAGTAGTTAAGTAGAAAGTTTCCCACTCAACAGCACCGTAGTCAGTAGTGATATTAGAACTAGCAGGTTTTATTTCATACCAGCGTTGTCCAGCTACAGACTCTTGATTTACATTACCGTACATAGGATCAACAGTTCCACTCTCAGCAGACGCTAGAAAAGGCCACTTAGGTTCTTCTGTAACAATGTCTAAATAAGATCTGTTAATAAGATCTTTGGCATGTTGTTGAATACCAATAGCACTTCCAAAGGTTGAAGAAGTTAAAGCAACTTCATTCATCTCACGCAGAAGCTCATTAGTCAATGTTAAAAAAGTAGCCATTATTTACTTCCCTGCTTTTGCTTTTGCTTTCTTAGATAAGTCTTTCATATGAAATAACTTAACACTTGTTTTACCGTGTGTTTTTCCTGTGTGCAGAGAACCATCAGGCATCTTATGAGTGTTACCTGTAAATTCAGTACCATCTCTTTTATAATGCTTAACGCCTTTCATTAGTAACGCATACTGGCATTCTTACCAGCCATTGCACTACATGCTTTTTCCATATCAGCGATATTAGCTTTACCTTTAGACATCATCATGCCACCACCTACTTTAGGAGTACGCATCTGTTGATTCATCATATCTTTATTTTTCATATCCATAGGTGAGATATTAGTACCGTATCCACCACCCATGTAACCTTGTTTCTTATACATTAATCTTGCTCCATTGAGAAAGTTTTACTCTTAGCCCTAGCTGATTCAAATTCATTTTGAGGTTCAGAAGGCTTACTAAAAATCTTATCAAAGTTATCTTTGTATTTTTCTAAATCCATGTTTTTACGAAACCTACTACCTTTACCTACAAAAGCCTTTCTAAATGTAACTGGCTTTTCATTTGAACCTATAATAGCCATTTAAAATCTCCAATAAAAGGTCAGGGGCCACCTAAGCAGCCCCGTTCCTAAAAGGTCTAGTCAATACCGTAGAATGCTGAAACCAATGCTCCGGGACGGAGTACAGTAGCACCATATACGTGTAGACCACGCACAATATCACCAAAGCTATCTGGATCACGGATGACCTCAGTGCTTGTGATTGTCTGTGCAGTAGCAGTAGCAGACATGTGACCAGCTAAACATTGACCAGCAGCGTTAGTAGTTGCTGCAATGTTATTAGACTTGTACATGTCAAAGCCACGTAGCTTACCAGAGCTTACCAATCCATTGCGGATTGAACCCTGACCAGCATTGTAGTCAACTGACAAGAGCTTAGAAGAACTTTGTACAAGGACTTCATAGAACTCTGGGTTAGCTACAAAGAAACGACCTTCTTCTGGTACGTTAGCTTCATCTAGCAAACGAGCCATATGAGAAAGAACGTCAATTGGGTCGTGCTCACTAGAACCAAAACCAATGTCCAAGTTACCAGTACCATCAAAAGTACCAGCAGCAAGGTCAGTAGCATTGTCAGAACCAAGGATATGGTTAGGACTAGAGGCTGATACACCTGCAATCATCTCAGCAATAACACCAGCGTCAAAAGCATCACGCAAAGCGTAAGCTGCTGAAGAGGTTGCTACGTCACGGAAGTTAACGTGAGACATGTTTGTTTCAATATCATCAACGATGAATTTGAAAGCATTAGCTACGTCAACGACCAGAGTTGCTTCTTGGTCAGTTAGTTTAGTTTGTGTTATATCCGCACCACGTTCATAAGTATAAACAGTGATTTCAGGTTCTTTAATGATGCGTACACTATCACCAAATGCGTTGATTTCTCCAGCATAGTCAGTGTTAGTAATCGCTTCAGCTACAGAAGCCTTGCGGAAAAAGTTAAGTACCTGTTTAGAGTACAGTTTAGGTAGGAAAAACGAGTTAGTTTGTCCTGATACAGAGTTACCAAAGTTACCATTGGTGTCTGTACTTTGCTCAAAGAATTGATCTGATGCGTTAAAAGCCATGTTAATAATCTCCTAGTAAAACATTTATTTTACTACTCTGCCCTCTTCCATAGCTATCCTGATTTCTTCTTCAAATCTATCAAACTTGTCGAGTGACATAGCAGCTATTTCCCGTTCAGTCCAAATTTTAGCTTGCTTAGAATCCACTGATGTAGTTTTGGTTGAAACCATATCTGCGGCACTGCCTCTTTGCTGCCTTCTTTTGGGCTGTTGTGTTTGAGCCACGCCAGTTTCCATTTTGTACAAGTCAATAGCTTTAGATGCTAATGCAACATTATCTGGGTTATTGTAAATCCAATCTTGGATTTGCTCTGGCTGTTCTTTAGCCCACGCATGGAACTGATCATCCCCTCTGAGGTCTTCAAAGTCTGGATGACGTTGTTGCAAGGTAGTCTCAGCTTCTCGGCGCATTATCTCAGACTCACGCTGACGCATGGACTGTAGTTGCGACTCAAGGTCTGCGACTTGTCGTTGACTCTGCATATGTGCAACAGTTTCAACGGTGTTGTAAAGATCAGGGTATTCCTCCTTAAAACTTTCTAACTCTTCTTCAGATTTAGGTGGCTTATAAGCAGGTTGAGCTTGCATTGCTATAGCATTAAGTTCTTGTTCTTTCTGCTTAAACTCTGCAACTTTCCCATCATAATGTCTTTTTAAATCATCATAACGCTTTTTGTAGTTCGTCCTTTTTTTAGGTTGAACTTCTTCTTCATCCTCAGGGGCCATTTGCTGGGTAGCCTGTGGTTCAGGATAGAATAAACCATCTGCATCTCCTTTACGAGGTTCGTCTGGCGTATGCCAAGCTTTTCGTGCATTGTATGGGTTACTCATCTCATCTTGTACTTCTGACATTCTCAATCTCCTTCACGGGGCTTGTGTCTTTGCAAGGTAGCCATATTAACTCCGTCAAGTTTATGGGGCTTGACTTACCAAGGTAGCCGTAAAAATTTATTGAAGGCTGGGCATCCTGTTAGCACCCATCATAAGTTTCTCAATTTCTTCCTTGGTCTTACTCATCATGGGGTCTGCTGGATCTTCTTCATCCATCACTCCACCCATAGCCTTCATTTGATAACCGCCATCATAGGCACGTTCAGCATCATCCATCATTACTTGGAGATTTTCTGAGCCTATTTGGTCGGTTGCTTTCTTGGTCATAACAAACTCTCCATCACTCAAACGAGCGGGAATAGAGTCTGATACGCCAGTTCCGGGGCCGTCAACTTCGCCAGCACCCGAAAATTCTGAAGCAACTGTAATTACTTTGTCCATAATGTCTGATAGTCTTGGATCATTTTGTAATGCAGTTGCTAAATATTCTTGTTCGTCATCGTCAAGGGATTCATCCATGACGTAACTAAAATAATTATCTTCCATTTCATTATCTGGAAGTTGTGAAGCCATTGCTTCATTCATTTCTTCTGGAGGTATATTGTCGTATGTATCTACTGGCATACCTTCTTCTGGCAGCATTAAAGATCCACCTTCTTGAAAAACTCCACGGCCTTTTAATACATCTGCTTGAGTCACTTTTCCATCTCCTGTAAGGTCTGGTAAACCACCCTCTGCTTTATTTTTGCGTTCTTCTATCATAGCCCTAGCTTCTTCTCTAGACTTTTCTCCCTCAGGAGTACCTTCTTTTGTCTCAAAAACTGCTTGTGTTTTATCTATTGAATTTCTTTTTTCTTTACTCATTAAACTATAATCAGAACCAAACTTTCTGTTTGCCGCAGCCTTTGCTCTCATTTCTGCCATAGTTACAGATTTGCCAGCTTCAAGAAGACTATTTCTCTGTTCAATTCTAAAATTATTTTTTTCAATAACTTTTTGTTTTCTTTCTTCTTCAGTCATAATCTTTCCTATTTAAAGCTTCATCAATCTGGGCAGGTAAAGTTTCTAGTCTAGCCAGAAAACTCATTTTCCCCTGACTGCGGAACATTTCCAGTTCCGATGTTGCCGCCACCAGTACCTGTAGCTCCAAGGTCTTGAGGCTGTTGAGGTACTCCTCCATCGCCGCCCATTGGTGCTTGTCCTTGACCATCGGGGCCAGCTTCCGCGCTAGGTGCTTGTCCAACATTGTTTTGCATTCCTATTATCTGAGCCATCATTGCAGCTTCTTCGGGATCGTTCATTAGTTCATCTGGATCTAGATCTAAACTATAAGCTAGTTCACTAATAAGTTTATTCATTTTAATAAAAGGTGCAACGGCAGGATTAGCTGCTGTCTGAAGAAACATTGTAAGTCTTTGAGAGCGTACTTCTTTTTGCATTAAGCTGTTCGTACCTGTAGCTCTAACTTCTAAATCACCTGTTGTCCCTAGTTTTTCATCTAAAAACTGCATATTCCATTGGAAATAAGCTTGTCCTAAAGGTCTTAAAAGAAAATCATCTAAGTTTTTAATAACAGTTTTAATGTTAAGAGAGGCTGCACCAAGTAACATAGACATGCCAGAAGCAGTACGGGTCATACTTTGTACGCCTGTTTGACCGTGGCTATAAGAAGGAATGCCTGTCTGCTCATCTGCAAGCTGTCTAAACTTGTCAAACATCTGCATGTTTTCTTGTGTAGTATTAGGAAACTTTAAACCATTAATAGCTGTTCCGGGTACACCTGCTTGCCTTCTAAAGACTTTGCCGGGGTATATCTCCATTGACTGACCACCTACTAAAGCAGTCTCATCTACATCAAAGACTACTGAGCCTGACAAGGCTAGATTGTCAATAGCCATACGTGCATGACCATTCATAATCTTTTGAGAGTCATCCATGTTTTCTGCAACACCAATGCCAAAGAAACTGTAGGGGTTCTTTTCATAGTTAAAAGAATGATAAGGAATACGGAAAGGAGTAAAAGGATTTACTACTGAGCGTAGCATCTGACCATTACAAATCCAAGCATTAATCTGTACTTCATCTAGATCGTCAACTTCTTCATCAATTTCCATACCTACTTGTCTACAGTACTCAGCATCCATTACGCCCCAGTACTCTAGTACTTCAAATTGTTGTGAGCCATATTCATCATTACGAGAATCATCTTTTAATTCTTGTTCATAATCTTTTTCAACGTAGTTAGGGCCTAGCTCAAGACAACTACGAATAGCGTCTTTATCAAAGTAAGGCATTCTCCCTAAACCACGAAGCTGTGTACGGTTCATGCGGTGTCTATGAAAGGCGTACTCTGCTTCAGCCATATTAGTTGCATTAGGATCAGGAAAGAAATCCCATATACTAACGAACTCCAAGCGAGGAACACGCACATCAATAGGAGAATAATTACGTTTACCATCTTCATCTTCGTCCCACCTGTGCAGGGTTTTGTTAAAGTTAAAAGGCCCTTTAATAATCCCTGTGCCAAAAAGAGATGCTTCAAACAATGAGTTTCTAATCTCACTAGCACCATTAGATTCTTCAATTTGGTCGTGTATAATTTTTTCCATACGCCTTGCAGCTTTTTGTGCAGGACTTAATTCAAGCATTTGTGGATTAGGGTTAGCACCCGCTACTAACATACCTTTTTCTTCAGCTACTTTGTCAAGTAATAATTCTTCAAACTTACCGTTAGAGTAAGTAGCTCCGGGTTTTAATACCCTACCGTCACCTTCATACCCTACATCATAAGGATTATCTTTAGGTTTATTTTCTTTAGGGGCTGATTGTGAAGTCTCAAGTCCCGGTGTAGCTGCTTCAATATGTGCAAATTCTGAAACACCTTCAGGTATTTTAGTTTCAGTAATACCTATAGGAAACTTATTAGCTCCAAATACAACGTCTACAAGTTGTCCAAAGGCTGCAAGTACTTTAGTTTTTGTAACTTTTACAAATACTCTAGACTTTTCAGACTCACGAAATTTAATATTTTTGCCGTATAAACCACGATAGTTATGGTAAGCCGTAAGCCATCGCTGTTCATCTAAGTCTCTTGAGTGTTCAGCAGATATAAACCTATCTTGAATTAAACCTACAAGATTGTTGCGTAGGTTTTCTTCAAGAGTAAGCTCTATTCCCTGTTCCCCGTCTACTGGGTTAAAGTAGATAGAGTTTGATGTTAAATCATTTTCAGACACTATAGAGTTTTCCTATATTGAATACCGTATTGAGTACCACCACCTTTTGGCCTACTTATATTAGCAGAAATATCAGAATTATTTTTTAATCTTTTATTATAAGAAGCTTTTGTATTACCATAACTATCTCTAGTCACAGAAGCATTACTTCCTTTACCTCTATAAGAAGCAGTAACTCTATTAACATCTCCCATATTTCCAGAAGCAGATAAGTTAATTTTTTTATTTTTAGTAGTAGCGTTCCAACTGCCTTTTAAGTCAGCAGCTTGAATAGAGCCATACTTATTCTGAACTTTACCTAAAGAACCATTACTATATTTTTGTCTATCCATTTAACCTTACCATTAGTTCTGAAGCAATCACTATATCCCAAATCACATAGGAAGCTGCTAAACCAGCAGCAACCCATGCAAATCTATCACAGTCCATCTATAGTTCTTGGAACCTAGCGATGTAAGTAACAGTAGTAGCAGCAGTTGCTAAGTCAGCACCAATAGGACGCAGAGTAATAAAGATATTACGCGCTGATGCACTATAGAGAGCACCTGCAATTACAATAGCTTCTGTAGTTGCTGGGCCACCTTTAGGGCCAACACCTGTGGTAGCAAACTGATTAGCTGCTTTACCAGCAGAGTTTTCAATGATAGTCAAAGGAACATTAGCTGTCCAAGTTACAGCACCACCACCATCATCTAGAAGGGCTGTAGCTGCAAGTAGCTGTGCGCCAGCAGAAGCAGTACCAATAAAGATGTCTAGGTCATTACCACTTGAACCAGCAGTAACAATGTTACCTTG